CAGCCAGTTTGCTGATGAACGACCCACCGTATTGGTGGGCCGTCCTAATGCTCGCCAGGGTTTGCCTTTCAGTCACGGTCTAGTAAACAACGTTAATACAATAGCACACTAGGGCTTTGTGTGAAGCCTATTTAGTTAGTCCCACATTCCCCATTCGTCAAGATCGGGGTCCGAGCCCCACACCCTATGTCTACGATTATCCGCGTCAGAACTCAAATCCGTTCCAGGGGAAGGGTTTTTAACGACAATCGGTTTTGTTAAAAGTTCGGGTTTTGTTAAAAGTCCATCGTCGTTAGTTTTGACAATTTCTGCATTTTGACAATTTGGATTGTTGTTTAAATCCGTTCCAGGGGAAGGGATCTCCTTTTTTACAGGGGGTTTCACGGTCCCCCCACGCGTGCGAGAAGTAAACTTACCTGGAACGTTTGTACCAGTAGCTTCATAGAAAACCGGTTTGCGCCCCTTGCCCTTGTAATCCGCAGGAGCAGCACACCTGCCAATCAGCTTCTGCCCCTCCAACTTGTCGAGGCTGTACTTGATGGCACGTTTCATGTGAACGCCGCCCAGCAGGTCGTGATCCACGAAATCCTGCACTGACCACGCAGTCCGAGTGCGACGCATCTCTTTGAGCATCCCCAGCATCTGTTTGGTTGGGCCGTTGATTTTTTCTTCCTTCTCCGGCACCGCTTCAACTCTGTACGTGCAGTCGCTCAGCAGGGCAAAAGCCATTTGCTGGCCTTCGCGATCATCCCGTGATTTCTCAACGGTCACGATCCGGGTGTTAGCGGGTAGCCCCAGCTCTGCTAGCTGCTTGCCCTCCACTTTCTGCATATTCCACGTTTCGTCCACTGCCGCCCTGATGGCACTGGTGCCCCGAAAACTGCCATTCCGGTTGTTGTGGTGGATCACGATGATGGTGCAGGCCCCAAAATCCACACCATTGCGCCTTGCAAGCTTCTTCAAGGGCAGCGCGTACTCCCTGCGGTTCTCCTCATAGGGGTTGGAGTCGTTGCAGCCATCCAGGCTGTCAATAACCACTAAGTCGTAGTTCGGCTTCTCCTTGGGCCCCTGGAGCTTCTTAAAGCGGCTGTACCAAGACATATCCCACTCACCCACGACATCCACGCCCCCTGTAACGCCAATGAGGTCAAACTGCCGCCGCACAATCCGCTCGTTCTGATCACCGTTCAACCAGAGGCACCGACCCTTCGGCACATCAACCAAACCCCCATGAACGTCAAAAGATATTTTTTGGCTTATGTGCTTACACAACGTCTGACACATCGCAGACTTACCCGTACCACCATCGGCATGAATCAACAACAACCAAGGCTTAGGCAACAAACCCGGAATTAAATAATCAAACGATGAATCATCCAGCTCATTGATAGGCCTGGGACGAAACTCTTTATTACGCTCAAACGCCAAATGAGAGTCGAGCATCCGGTCAATAGCCACCGCTCCTTCTCGCTGTTGCCCACCTTCTATCGCAAGTTGAGTTTTCGCTTGATACAGAAATGCCGGGTTTTCTATTGTTTCGTCTAGCTCTAATCCACGCGCTACAAGTTCTGGCCCGCTGAGAATGTCCGGCTTGAACTTGACCGGTAACGCCTCGATCTCTTCCACCAATCGTGCAAGACCGTCCCTTTGAAATCGAGTCTTATCAGGATCCACCAAATCAGCTTGGCGAATCAGCGACCCAAACCCAAGACCACCCCCACGAAACCCATTCTCCCAACGATCAGCACAAGGATTGCGCCCACTCTTCCAATCGTCAGCGTATTCATTATCTCGTTTACTCCACTCTTCCCACAGTTTCAAACCATCCTTATTAGGCAGCTCGCTGTGAATCATCGCCCCGATTTCCCACCAGAACTGCTCACTATTCGCACCGCGAGGCTCAATAACGCTCAAGCAACTCCGCGCAATCTCAATCTTTTCCTCCCTGGAACGATTTGAATAACGCGTATCCCTTAATTTCTTACCTATATCTTTTTGAGTAAGTTTGCGATGCTGTTCTCGCATTCGCTCCAACAACCATTCAGGAGCAAAAGGTATTTCATCAGGATTACCGTGAAATTGATACTCACCGCCATCTTTGTAAGCGCCATAAATCAATCCTTGCCGCCCCCACAAAACTTCCCAACCTTCACCGCCTGCAGCAGCGTGACTTAAATCGGCAACTTGTAGCTGATCTTTTTCTGGAACAACAAAAAGAAACTTAGCCCTGTTCTTTTTAGGCGAAGTAATCCGTGGAGCGGTTTCGAGATCTTTACCCCACTTTTCTTCGATGGCACCGAGGTTGGCATCCACATCAAAGATGACAAGCCCGCCAGAACGGCTACCGCTGTAAACACCGACAGCAGCAAATGTCTCTGGAGCGTTCTCGATGTATTGAGCCGTCCGTTCAGGCGACACCACATCGTGTGCAGCTCGACCGAGCGGAGACTTGCCCCCAGCTTCTGTGCCGTTGGGCATGACAACGCCCTTGGCGTATATCGGTGCGGTAGCCCAATGCTTGGGCAGGCTCCGCACAAAATCAACCAGATTCATTTGCTACAGTGACAGTGTGAATGTGTTTTACGCACCCCTCAGAGGCTTCTCCGGCCACTGGGGGGTTTTTCCATTCTACAGCAGTTGACGGCCCCTGCCATTGTGCTACGTTTACAAAGCACCGGGCAACGCGCCCACAGCAAACACACCCAATGCCATTCATTTCCGACAAGAACAAATCTGCTGCTGCCAGTGGCGGCGGTGGCGGCTATCTCAACCCCTCCAAAATCAAGTCCGGCAGCAGCGCCCGCTTTGCGCTTCTAAACGACCAGCCCCTGGAATTTTTTGAGTGCTGGGGCGAAGCTTCCGACGGCAAAGCAAAGCCATTTCGTTTTGCAGAAGATCCCAGCCCTGAAGACATTCAGGAAGAAATGGGCGACGAATACAACCGCCGCCTCAACCGTGAGGGCACTGCCCCCGACAAAGTTAAGTTTGCTGTTGCTGTACCCGTCTACAACTACGAGACGGAATCAGTTCAGGTCATGCAACTCAGCCAAAAAAGCCTGATCAACGAACTCGATGCCATCAGCCAGATGGAGGACTACGCCGATCTACTTGCCTGGGACTT